AACACCAATACAAACAAGCCTTCGGTGCTTAATTAATAGGAGATATATAAAATGGCTGGTGTAATTACAACTGGTACTCACCCAAAGGCCCTATGGCCTGGCGTTAAAGCATGGTGGGGTCAAACTTACGATGAGCATCCTGAAGAGTATATTCATCTTTTTGACAAAGATACTTCACATCAAAACTACGAGGAAGACGTCCAGTTAACTGGATTTGGTCTTGCTCCAATTAAATCTGAAGGTCAAGGCGTTCAGTATGATTCAGAAGTTCAAGGTTTCGTAACTCGCTACACACACATTGCATACGCTCTTGGTTACATTGTAACTAAAGAAGAGTTGGATGACAATCTGTATGAGCAAGTTTCTAAGCGTCGTGCTGCTGCTTTGGCAATGTCTTTCCGTCAAACAAAAGAAAACGTTGCTGCTAATATTTACAATCGTGCGTTCAATGCTACCTACACAGGTGGTGATGCTCAACCTTTGTGCTCATTAGTTCACCCTAATACCTCTGGTGGTACTTTTGCTAACACCCCTACTGTTTCTGTTGACTTGTCTGAAGCTTCTTTAGAAGATGCAACAGTAGCAATCATGGGTTTCCAAAATGACCGTGGTTTGTTGATTAACGTAATGCCACGCTCTTTGATTGTTGCACGTCAAGAGTGGTACAACGCTAACCGCATTCTGAAGTCTGTATTCCAATCAGGTACTGCAAATAACGACATTAACGTTCTGAAGGCAACTAATGCCATTCCAGAAGGTATCGTTATGAACCATTACCTTACAAGCCCACACGCTTGGTTCTTACGTACTAATATCCAATGTGGTATGCAGTACTTTGAACGTGTTGGTATCATGTTCGATCAGGACAATGATTTCGATACAATGAATGCTAAGGCTAAAGGCTATGAGCGTTATAGCTTTGGTTGGACAGACCCACGTGCTATCTATGGCGTGAATGGTCCATAAGGATAACTCTTTACATTTGAGTTAATTTGTGATATAATGGCAGGGTTAGGAGTTCACAAGACTCCTTTCCCTTCCTACTTAAAGGACAAATAATGGACTATCCAATTATCAAAGAACCTAAAGGAGCAATCGTACACAATCGTATGAAAGGCACTTCAGCTCCAAAAGCTAAAGCACCTAAAGGTTTAGGCAATACACAAGCAGTAGAGAATCAAGGCGGTCAGTTGTCTGGCGTTAAAAAGAAACGCATGACTCCTGTAGCTAGTATTAAAAATCATTCGTAATAATTTCTATTACCTTAACGCCTTCGGGCGTGAACTCATCACGTTAAGGAACAATTAAATGAGTAATCCAACCCGTTTTACAAGTGGTGTATCCACAGCATACTCTGGTGAAGTGTTTTACAGCTATCCTTACCCAGATCCATTTCATACAGGTAGTACCCAATCTATGGGTAGCACTAGCTACATGAACGACTTCAACACTTTGATTGGCACAGACTACGCCGTTACTGGTAGCAGTTCTACTTTTGCCTTAACCAATGGTATAGGTGGTCAAGCTATTTTAACTCCAGGCGGCACAACAACTGCTACTTCTACATACAAGAATGGTTCTTCTTTCCAGTTTGTAGCAGGTAACCGTTTCTGGTTTACAACTCGTTTCCAAGCTTCTGCTGTTTCTGGAACTAAATCTTTCTACGTTGGTTTGCAAGCTGGTTCAGCAACTACTGATGGTATTTGGTTTAGCAAAGCTGCTTCAAGCACTTCTATTAACTTAGTATCTACTGTAAACTCTACAGCTACTACTTTGGTTACTGGTGTAGCTACGGCTGCTGCAGCAACTTGGGTAGAACTTGGTTTATACTTTGATGGTACAGATTTGTTAGTATATTCTAATAACACTATGGTAGCTCGTGTAACAGCACCTACTATTGGTTCTACTGGTACTACATTGACTAATGCTTTGATTACGCCTGTTCTTCAAATTACTCCAACAGCAACTGATACTTTAACTGTAGACTTTATTGGTACAGCTCAAGAACTTTCACGTTAATAAGGGGCTGATATGACCACTACGTATTCAATTCAAACGTTGGTAGACGGTCCTCGTAACGTAGTTATTAAGTATGAAGGTACTTTAACAGCGACTGACTCAGCTTATAAATTAGTTGTGTTACCTTCTTTGTTAAGTGATTTTGATATTAACGGAGTAAAGGCTAATCGCCTCCGTATTAACAAAATTAACTATGACATTGAAGACTTGCTTACTGTAAACTTATGGTGGCAAGATACTACTGAGGCCAGTGATGCAATCATCTGGAACTTAGCAGGTCGTGGCAAAGTAGACGCTTGGCGTTATGGTGGTATTATTAATAATGACACTCCAGCACCTACAGGCGGCATCACTTCTAGCTTTGACTATGAAGGAACAGGTCAGAAGCTGACTTTTACTATTATTCTTGAGTTGGTTAAACAACATACATGATGAACACTAATCTTAACGCTAAGGAAATCCAATTAATTGCCACCATCACTCGTGCTGACGGTAGTGTGGAAGAACTTGGCGTTATAGATTATTATCATCAAAACCCAATCAAGAGACTTATCTGGAGAATTAAACTATGGCTACGCTATTAGTCAATACAGGTAGGGCTATTATTACTAGCCGTCTAAACAGCGGAGGCACTGTACCCCAATATGTCGCATGGGGAACTGGTGCAGGTACTACTGGTGCTACTGATACAACATTATTTACTGAGGTAACACCACGAGTTAGTGGTACAGTATCTCAGCAAACAACATCAACAACTAACGATACATTTCAAGTTGTAGGTACTCAAACTGCTGCTACTGGTGAGACAATCACTAATGCTGGTTTATTTGATGCTTCTACTTCTGGTAACTTATTTGTTAAAGGCGACTTTACTGGTATTGCTTTAAACAGCGGTGACAGTATTGCTTTTACATTCAAAGTTCAATTTAGTTAATAAAGGCAATAAATGGCTCTCGTTCTAGCTGATAGAGTAAAAGAATCGTGTACATCACCAGGTACGGGTACTGTTACCCTTCTTGGTGCTGCTACAGAATATCAATCTTTTTCGGCTGGGGTCGGAGCCAATAATACAACCTACTACACCATTGCAGACCAAGCTGGTAGCAACTGGGAAGTAGGTCTTGGTACAGTCGGTAGTGGAGGCACAACACTTGCCCGAACTACTGTACTGTCCTCTTCTAATTCAGGTTCACTGGTTAATTTTTCCAGTGGAACACAAGATGTATGGGTAGATTACCCTGCGTCTAAAGCAGTTCATTCTAGTAATAATCCTGGGACATCGGGACAAGTATTAACTTCTGGAGGTACTGGTGTTGCTCCTACTTGGACAACCCCTACAACAGCCATAGGCCCTATAACAATTAATGCAACAGAAGTAACCTCTAATCAAACTATTGCTACTGGTACTAATGGATTTTCTATAGGCCCTATGACGATTGATAGTGGCGTAACAGTAACAGTAAGTAGTGGTCAGCGTTGGCTAGTTGTATAAAGGATAAATATGAGTTCAATTATTGGCGGTACAACTGGTATTACCTTTCCCGATAGCACAGTTCAAACTACTGCGGCTACTACACCTACTGCCGTAGCTAATCTTTCAGGTGGTGCGGCTGGTAAGATTCCATTTCAAACTGGCTCTAGTACAACTTCATTTACTGCGGCTGGAACAACTGGTCAAGTATTAACTTCTGCTGGCACAGGAACTCCAACTTGGTCTACTCCTAGTGCTGGTGCTATGACATTGATTAGTACACAAAATATTACAAGTTCAGTAAGTTCAGTTACATTTAATAATATAACCACTACATATACAAACTATTTACTAACAATAGAAAACTTTTGGAGTCCTACTACCAGTGGGTCAGCGGCGGCTCCTTTTATGCAATATATTTGTTCAGGAACAATAGATACAAATGGTGTATATGGTTCTAATACCACTTCATATAGAGGAACAAGTTTTTCAAATGGCGGAGCAGGCACTTACTCTTATGCTCTAATGGCAACAGGAAATTCTATAGGAATATCTGCAAATAATGCGGTAAATATTTGGACAAATATAAGCACTTATCCCAATACATCTGCTGGTGGGTATATTATTTCTAGCTATACAAGTGGAGTTGTAGGTTTACCTTCTCAAGCTGGCTATACACAATCAAACTCTTGTATTTATGTTGGAAATGGTGGATTAAATTCTACTGTTACTGGAATTTATATTTATGCTCAAAATTCTAATTCTTTTATTGGAAAATTTTGTTTATACGGCATCTCATCTTAACTAAGGAAATATCATGGCAGACTTAAACTCAGAAATCATTGCTTACTTATCAGTAAACAATATCGCTTACACCGCTGGTGACTATCAAACTGGTCAGCCAGAAGGACAAGCTAATCAAATCCTATCTTGGAATACAGCTAAGTTAGGTGCAGAACCTACTCAAGCACAACTTGATGCCGCTTATCCAGTATGGGAAGGTCAGCAAATTGCAGTTCAAAACACAGCTACAGCACAGACATTGCTAACTGCTACTGATTGGACAGCTATTGCATCTGTTGCAGACCCAGCAGTATCTACACCACACTTAACAAATCAAGCTGAGTTCTTATCTTATCGTAGTGCAGTAAGGGCTATTGGTGTAACACCCCCAACAACTACAGCAACATTCCCTACAGAACCTACAGCAACTTGGAGTAACTAATGTCTGTTATAGCCACAAATAACAAAGTTGCTCATCTTTATAAGGTGAGTGATGTTATTACTGGTAAATATTATGTTGGAAAACATAATGGAAGCACTCAAGATTATTACTGGGGTAGTGGCAAAAAATGGAAAGATTATATTAAAAAGCATGGTAAAGATAATCTCAAGTATAAAATTTTAGTATTAGGAACTCCTGAATATGTTTTAGAATTAGAAAAACAATATGTAACACATGAATATATTAAGGAAAATCCTAATTGCTTTAATTTAATACAAGGTGGTTATGGTATTGGTAGGATGCCACAAGATATAGTTGATAGAATTGCTGAAAAGTTGCGTGGCAGACCAACTTGGAATAAAGGTATTCCAATGTCTGAAGAAACTAAGAAAAAACTTAGTGAATCAAAAAAAGGTCAAATACCGCCTAATAAAGGCAAGCCAATGTCAGAAGAAGCAAAAAGAAAATTATCTGCTTCTAGAAAAGGATGCATAAGCACTATGCGTGGAATATCAAAAAGCAAAGAACAAAAAGCTAAAATTAGTGCCAGTCTTAAAGAATGGTATAAAAATAAAAATGCCAAAAAGGAATTAATATGAGCAATATTTATGCTGGGCAAACTACTACTACTGCGTTAGTCCAGACAGGAGATACAACTGGTAGCTTAGTATTANAAACTGGTAGCACTCCTACTACAGCTATGACTATTAGTTCTAGTCAAATAGTAAACTTTGCTAATGCTCCTACTGTAGCTGGTGCGGCATTACCTAGTGGTGCTAT